AACTACCTTTGGTCGCAAGGCTGCTGCTTACTTACTCAGAAGGTACACTAAATTGAACCTAAAAGAGATAAGCGCATACACCGGCACTAAAGACCATACCACCGCAATTCACAATATCAAACAAGCAAACAACCTAATTGACACGGAAGATTGGTTTAAGGACAAATTAAAAAGAATTTGCCAAAAGATTGAAATTACGGAAAATTAGTTTATATTTGTAAAAAGACACATAGACGAACTGCGAACCGCCTATGTGTTTAGTGGTTAAATAATAATAACCCTGGTAGTTCGCAGCTATCGGGGTTTATTTTTTTTATGGCAAAAGACCCAGCGTTTTTATTTTATCCCGGTGACTATGTAAGTGGCACTATGGGAATGACATTTGAAGAGAAGGGAGCATATATGGACTTGCTTATGCTTCAGTTTAACCGAGGGCATATGAACACTCATATGATACAACATACGGTTGGTCACTTGTGGGATCAAGTTAAATGCAAGTTTATTCAGGATAACGAAGGTTTATGGTACAATGTCAGGCTTGATGTTGAAAAAGAAAAGCGTAAAACCTTTACTGAGTCAAGGCGAAACAATATGAAACCTAAAGACAAACCCTCATATGAACCCCCATATGAAACGCATATGCAACACCATATGGACTCCCATATGGAAAATGAAAATGAAAATATAAATAAAGATATTAATACTAATAAAAGTAAATGTAGTTTTGAACAAGCTTTTGAATATATGGCTAATAAAATTAGTTTAGATTTAGCTAAGATTGAAGCTGAAAAGTTTGTAAATTACTATACAAGCAACGGGTGGAAAGTAGGGAAAAACCCTATGAAAAGTTGGACACACGCAGCAAATACTTGGTTAATAAACTCTAAACAATATGCAAAAGGAACTACAAACAATCAACGAAAGCTTGATAAAAACGAACTCGAGAACCTTAAAAACTACAACTATATCCACTCTACTTCCTATGGAGCAGGAGATTATGACCGCCTTTTCGGGGGAACGAATGAGGAACATAAACTCTACCATATTTAAGCAGAACCTTATTTACCTTATGCAGCTTGTAGGCATCAACAATCCTGGCGACGTTAAGTTAGCAATCTTAGAAGATTGGATAAGAACCGAGTATGGTAACTTTACAATAAACGAAGTCAAAGTAGCGTTTAAGCAAATGGTAGCTAATGACTTTATAGATCATTACCAGAACTTTAGTCCTGCATACTTTAGTCAGGTAATGGACAGGTACAAGAAAAAAGCAAACGAAGTAAGAAAAATGATGCCACAAGAACGAGTTGAAGCAATCCCACACTTAACCGATTTAGAGATAATTGATTACTCTTATCAAGAATATAAGCTTTTGGAAAATAGAACATTTGATAGGTTGTTTAACCCACTAAGCGTATTTACAAAGCTTAATAGTTCAGGCATCAAGGTATGGACAAAAGAAGATGGCGCACTTGCTAAAAAGAAACTTATGGAGATTATTACCTATAAGGCTAATAAAATGGACATCATAAGTGCAAAGCAGTACCGAGACGAATGGACTGAGAGTTGGCTTAAGAACCAGGCTCGAGCAGTTGCCGTAGCTTTATTTTTTGAGGATCAAATAAAAATTGGCAAAGTTTCGTTTTCTTAATATAGTTTTGTAATATGACCGCAAACGAATTAACCAAAGAAGCTATTAAGACCCTAAATAAAAACGGGTGCTTTGTATGGCGCAATAACAACCTTGCGGTTAGGGGTCGCACGTTTATAGGACTTAAGGGAGTTCCAGATGTAGTAGGTTTTCATACACAAACAGGAGTAGCGGTATACTGCGAAACAAAAGCGATAGGAGATAAACTAAGCAGCTACCAAATAGCATTTTTAAACTTAGCAAAGACGGCAAATTGTTTCTGCTATATAGCAACCGAAGAGAACGGCAAACTAACCTTAAAAGAATATGAACAAGAATAGCATCATATTAGAACTTTGGGAAAGCCGAGAACTAAAGGAAGCAATAGACAAGATGCAGCCTGAAGATTTACGAGACGATTTAAAAAGCGAATTATTTAAGGTGCTATGTGAAATGGAAGAGGAACGTTTAATAGATATGCGAACACGCAACGTATTAAAGTTCTACTTGGTTAGGACAATGATTAATATGATGCAGAGTAATACAAGCCAATTTTATAGAACATACCGAAAGCCTTTAGAAGTAGAATTAATAGTACACGATAGGGACGAAGATTTACTTAACAAAGTAGAAGATGAACTATCCAAGATGCACTGGTACAAAGCGGAACTATTGCGAGTGTATGCTATTAAGCACAACTGCAACGCTAAAGAACTTAGTAGGGTTACAGGAATACCTTATATGTCAATACATAGGGAACTTAAATTAACTAAACGAGAACTTAAAAAACAATTACGCAAATGATAATTATAGCAGCGATATGCTTTGCAATATTCTTTATAGAGATACACCAATTCCATAGAAAATGGTATTTAGATTTTAAGCCTTTTAGTTGCACGAGTTGTTTAGCAGCTTGGACAGGTTTGATTTTATATTTACTACCTGCAATATGTACTGACATCATAGCGTTTGTATTTATTCCGGGAGTGTTAGCACCTTTACTTTCAAAAATAATGTGGAACTTATGGAAATAGAACACAGAAATTTTTTAGATCAACACGTTGGTAATTGGCATACAGTTCAAAACGGCTATGTGCGAAATATTGATTTAGACATCTTAAAAATGTACGAGCATATTTATCGCAAGTATATGAGTGCAGATTTTATCTTAACAGTATGGTGCGGTAATTGTATCTTCGATATGATTAAACGATTATACACTTGGTACGAAGAACAACCCAAACCAAAGAAACGTAATGCAAAGAGTAATTAATTTTAGCGGTGGCAAAACTTCTGCTTATATGACTATCCAAGAATATAAGCCAGGAGACATAGTATTGTTTTGCGATACTATGAGGGAACACCCTAAGACCTATAAATTTATTAATGACTTTGAAGCATTTGAAAACATACCTGTAACAAGAATAAGTTACGAAGGTGGCTTTACCGGAATGTTAAAAAAGCATAAAGCTTTACCTAATCAGTTTAAAAGGTTCTGCACAATAGAACTAAAGATTAAAACGGCTAAAAGATATTTGAGAAGCATAGGGGTAAGAGAATTTGAAAACCTGGTAGGCTTTAGATATGACGAACCAATGCGAGTTAGCAGACGCACTCAAAGATTTAAGAAGGTACACGATAAGTTCCCTTTGTTTGAAAGCAAAATTACAAAGCAAATGGTAAATGAGTATTGGAGCAAAAAGCCTTACACTTTGGAAATACCTTCTATATTAGGGAACTGTACTTTGTGTTTTATGAAAGGTAAAAACGCTATCTTAGCAATATTAAGGGAGTTCCCAGAACTTGCAGACGAATGGATCAATGACGAAAAAAATAGCAAGTATACTTACTTTAATGGCGTAACAATAGAAACGCTTAAAAGTATATCACAAAATAATTTGTTTAAGGAATTTGATTTAGATAACATAAACCCTGCGTATGACTGCGCTTGTACTACTTAACTATGGCTAACTTAATCCACCCCACTGCTATCATTGGCGATAACGTAATTATCGGAGACGGAAACTACATTGGTGCTTATTGTATTATCGGAGACAAAGCAGAGCATAAAAAGTTCTGGAATAAAGAAAAAGGAAAAGTATACATAGGCGATAACAATGTTATTACAGGACTTGTAACAATAGACGCAGGAACTGAGATTGATACTTTTATTGGCAATAATTGTTTTATAATGAAACACGCACACATAGGACACGATTGCACAATCTTAGATAATGTAACAATAAGTTGTGGAGCAAAAATAGGTGGGCATTCTATTGTAGATAATGGTGCTAATATAGGACTTAACGCAGTTCTGCATCAATTTGCAAACGTAGGAGAAAATTGTATGATAGGAGCAAGTGCCTTCTTAAAAGGAGATGCAAAACCAAATACTAAATATGCAGGAGTACCGGCAAGGGAAATCGGCTCAAACATAAGATAATGAAAGTAGCTATTTTATTACTTACACAAAACCGACACGATTTAACTCAGCGTGTAATTAACCAAAACTTTTTTAACTCTGGCTACAATGCGGATTGTTTCTTAATAGACAACGGAAGCGACACGCACGAAACTTTTAACTACCCTTTTACTGGTTATGACTTATCAAAAGAAAAGCGTGGCATAGCAGCCGGAGTTAATGCAGGGTTACGCATAACGCAAAACTATGATGCAGTTTGTTTATTAGCCAATGACATATTACTGCCTGAGAATTGGTTGTCAAAATGGGTTATGTTTTCTCAACAAATAGAGAAGACAGGCATAATTGGAATACATTGTGTAGAAGATTTGCCCCCAATAGTAGACGGGGTACATAAAACGCATACACCATTTGGCGATAACTTTATTACCCGTGAACTTATAGATGCAGTTGGCGGTTACAATACTGAGTACGATCCATACGGAATGCAAGACAGAGATTACGGAGAACGAGCAACAATATCAGGCTTTACTAATTACTACCTTCCGGATATGAGGTCAGAACACATAGGACACGATGTCGGTAATGGAACAGATTACAGACGAATGAAAGACGAAAGCTTGGCAAGGGCGCAAAGCGTATGGGAAAAATACCAAGACATATATCACAACCAAAAGAATATAAGATGCGAATACTTTGTATAACTTCTGCCAACTCAGGTGTAGGACTGCACCGAATAATGATGCCGATAGTACACTTAGAAAAAGAGTACGCACTTATAACAGATGTATTGAATGACGAACTACTTGAGCAAGGTTGGGATATTGTGCTAATGAATAGAATGCTTAACGAAATAGATGCAAAGCAAATGGACACCTGGCGAACCAAGTACGGCTTTAAGTTAGTAGTGGATAACGATGACCATTGGGAACTAAACGAAAGCCATTTATTGTATTTAAGATATAAGCTTAACAATATACCTAAACTAATTACCGATTACTTAAAGATAGCAGACCTATGCACCTGCACTCACGAAAGGTTAGCAAGTGAGATAAACATATACAATAAGAACGTTCACATATTACCAAACGCTTTACCCTACGGGCAAGAGCAGTTCCAGGATAACAAGACCGAAGATTACAAGGTTAGATTGTTTTGGTCAGGTAGCGGAACGCACGAAAGGGATATTGAAATACTAAGGCAACCTTTTAAAAGGTTACAAGGTATGAATATTAGAACTGTTATAGCAGGTTACAATGACGGGGAGAAACCTATATGGGATAAAATGATTGATGCTTTTACTTGCGGACTAAAGCTTAATCCCACGATCTATAACTATGCAAGGGTTACAGAATATATGGGTGCTTATACGGACTCAGACATTTCAGTTATCCCACTTGTAGATAACAAGTTCAACGCTATGAAGTCAAATCTAAAGGTATTAGAAACGGCTGCTAAAAAGAACCCTGCCATAGTTAGCTATGTTAACCCTTATTTAGATATGCCAGTACATTACGTTAAAAGTCAGAAGGATTGGTACAAACACATCAAAGATTTAGTAAGTGATGCGGATATGCGAAAGGAAAGCGGACAAAAGTTATTTGAGTTCTGCCAAAAGAAGTATAACTTTGACGAGATAAATTTAGACCGAAAGTATATTTATAGTAAACTATGCCAGTAATAAAGTGCGCCTCTAATGGCAAATACCGGATTGGAAACGGGTCTTGCATTTACGATACCGAGGAAAAAGCTATGAAGGTTTGGAAAGCTATTCTTGCAGGTGGTAAATTTGCTGAAAGCTATACCGACTATCCTGAGTCAGCAACTAACAACGCAAAGAGGGCAATAGAATGGGCTGAGAAAAATGGTTGGGGTTCTTGCGGTGAAGCAACAGGTAAAGCAAGAGCAAGACAGTTGGCAAATCGTGAGCCAATTAGTAGAGATACGATTGCTCGTATGGCTTCCTTTAAAAGACATCAGCAACATAAAGACGTTCCTTATAGCGAAGGTTGTGGCGGTTTAATGTGGGACGCTTGGGGTGGAACTTCTGGTGTTGAATGGGCGATTAATAAACTAAAGGAAATAGACAAAAAATAATTTGCATACTTAAATTTTTTAATTATTAATCAACGGAAAATTTAATGGGGAAACTATGCAGAAACACACGCAAATTTATTTGCAGGGGATGGGTTATAAAACAACGGACTTTATCCCCTGTGAAGTGTGTGGCGCACAGGCAGTAGATGTGCATCATATTGAGGCGAGGGGAATGGGTGGCAATAAAAAGGCAGATGTAATAGAAAACCTAATGGGACTTTGTAGGAAGTGCCACATAGAATACGGAGACAAAAAACAATATAAAGAGTTTCTAAAAGACATACACGCAAAAAATTATGGCAAAGGGTAACGAGAATAAGAACAAAATTAGCTTTGGCAAACGCAAAAGAGGTTCTGCAAAGAAGTCCTATAACAAGCACACGCCAAGAGAAAAAGCATATAGAGGGCAAGGAAGATGAGAAAATTAAGAGCTATATGGTTACTTCTTACACATAAAGTATATTTCTTAGCAGTATGTAAAACTGGCAAAGACGGAGACGATATGACCACGATAGGACATTATACTTATGCTATGGCAGAAACTTTAATCAATAAGCATATAGCAGACGTAGATACTTACTTAGACCAAGAAGATGCAATAGACGAAGCTAACGATATAATAAACGGAATACTATGATACAAAACGTACCAATCAACACAGTAAAAGCAAACCCAAACAATCCCAGAATAATCAAGGACGATAAGTTTGCAAAGCTCGTAAAATCAATTAACGAGTTCCCCCAAATGCTAAAACTAAGACCTATTGTAGTTAATGACGATATGGTTGTGCTTGGTGGCAATATGCGACTTAAGGCTTGTAAGGAAGCAGGACTTAAAGAGATACCAATCATTAAAGCAAGTGAATTAACCGAGCAGCAGCAAAAGGAATTTATAGTAAAAGATAACGTAGGCTATGGCGAGTGGGATTGGAACGACCTTGCAAATAATTGGGATGCAGAGCAGCTACAAGATTGGGGGTTAGATATACCTGGCTTTGATGCGGAAGTATTAGAAGCTGAGGAAGATGACTTTGCAGTTCCAGACGGGGGCATTGAAACGGATATAGTATTAGGAGATTTATTTGAGATAGGAGAACACAGATTGCTTTGTGGGGATAGTACGGATAGCGACCAAGTAGCAAATTTAATGAACGGACAAAAGGCTGATATGGTGTTTACTGACCCTCCTTACAATGTAGATTTTAAAGGTCAAGAATTATCAAACACAACCAAAGACGGGATTGAAATATTAGGGCATAAAGGAGCAAATGCAAAGCACGATAAGATTAAAAACGATTCAATGCCTGATGATGAATTTATTGAATTTATGAAGGAAGTTTTATCAAATGTTACTTTATTTAATAAAGGTGCTTGGTATTTTAGTTTTTGCGATTTGAAATTAGATTTATTATTAACCCCTTTAAAAGAAATGGGTTTTAGTTGGAAGTCAATTATTATCTGGAAAAAAAATCAAGCAACTTTAAGTGGCAAAGATTACAAAAGCAGATATGAACCAATAGTTTACGGATGCCCTGAAAATTCATTTTATGGAGAAAGATACAAGCAAGAAGATATTTGGGAATTTCAAAGGACATTAAAAAATGATTTGCACCCAACAATGAAACCTATTCCTTTAATTGAGAATGCTTTAAATAATTCAAGCAAACAAGGAATGAATGTTTTAGATTTATTTTTAGGTTCAGGCTCAACAATGGTAGCTTCACATCAATTAAAAAGGAAGTGCTACGGAATGGAACTTGACCCTAAATATTGCCAAGTGATAGTAGATAGGATGCGTAAACTTGACCCGACATTAGTTATTAAAAAGAACGGGTTACCTTTGTAATAACAAAGAGATAAATAAGAAGATATGGCAAACGAACATAATTTGAAACCAGTACAGAAA